CGAACGCGAAGGTGATTTCTTGATCCACCTCGCCAAAGAGGTGAAGCTGCACGAAGCCGAGGATCGCCTGCAGGTTCGGGCGGAATAGGTTCTCTTGATAAGCATGGATCCAGTCGTAGAAGACCCGGATCTCGCCCTCAGATGAGGCGTTCATGCCGTTTGGCGTGATACCCAGCAACTTCACGAGCGGGATGCCGCAGACCGCGGCCATCTGCTCTTGTGACTGGGCCTGCAACCCCTCAAGGCCGCCGATATTAGCCGAGACGTTCTTGAGGTCTTCCTTGTCCTTATCCACCACCATTAGCCCCTTATTGGACCGCATGGTGACGAAATTTGTAATACGCGAAGCGAGCTGATCGCCGCCAGACTGAAGAAGCGCCCCCATTGGGGTCGATAACACCATCACCGAGAACGCGTTGATAAGATCCGAAACGCTCTCACGGGTTTTGATCCAGTTCTGAACGTAGGGCAGCGCGATCTGGCTGAGCGAAAGACCGCCGAACGAATAGGCCGGCTTCAGGATGTCCGGCACCTCACGCCCAACGAATGTCAGCAGGCGCGTCGCGTGAATTGTCTGACCTGGCACGACCCACTGCTGCGGTCGATACCAGTGCGGGTGCAAGGGGTTGCTGCTGTTGTACCCGCTCGGGTAGCACCACATCGCCTCGACGGTGCGCAATCCCTTGAGGCCGCCCTTCGCGACCTTGGCCTTGCTCGCCGCGTCGCAACCACTGCCGATCGGTGTGGCAAGCTCCTTGGGGTCGTCGCTGCCAAGGTCAATGTAGATGTGACCCCGGCCCATCGACCCATCGCCTTCAGCGACGCGCCGCATGAGGTCCATAACCCGAAATTGACGAAAGGCGTCCTCGATCTCACGGATCTTGTCGCCCTTGTCGTCGTCTCCCGTAGACTGGAATTTGATACCTTTCCTCGTCATTTCCGTGGCGAGGACTTCGTACATCCTACGAAGCTCGGGCTTCTGCGCTAGCAGAGCCAGCATGCCGAAGCCGAGAAAGTGTTCGCCGCCCCAGAGATACGAGCCGAGCGTCCCGTCGACGAACTCACCGCCGGGCTGAGCGACCGGCATGGACTCGTCCATCGCCATCGCGATAGAATTGCCCGGCTGAACGCACTCCGGATGCTTGGCCGGCGCGAACGGCGCGACTTTAGTCTTGGCTTCTGCGGGGCCGGCAGCAACGCGCAGCGCTTCAAGCCATGCGCGCACTGAGACTTGAGGCTCCTCTTTAGCGACCGGCGCGGGCTGCATACGAGCCCGTTGCCGACGCATCGCACGCTTGCTCACCAGCGACGTCCCGTGGGCTGTGCAGCCCATTTCGCGAAGCCAGCCGGGATCACGACGGGTCCCGTGCCCTCAATCGGCCAGAACGCCATCACGATAGCGTCCGCCAAATTGGGCGACCGCGTGCCCTCCGGCGTCTTGTCTACGATGAGCCGCATGCGACCGTCTTTCCGGGCTGTCGGCTGGCTCAGTTCCTTCTCGATCTGCCGAAGGAGCGGCAAGTCGGAGGGCAAGCTGATCAGATCCGCGGCGTCCCACGTAAACCCAAGCTCATTGCGCGCGCGCCACGTGCGCTCAAAACGCCGTCGTAGCTGCCACCAAGCCTGGGCCTTCAGGTTGCCGTAGAAATCCTTGTTGAGCGGCGATTGGCTGTCGTAGGGCTCGACGTGCTCGTCGGGGTCCTGAACAGCCGCCGCAGCGTTCCACGGCTCAAGCTGCAGACCGGGTGGAAGCAGGTTTTCGTCCGCGAGCCGGTTAGTTTCCGCCTTGACACCCGCGCCGACGCCGATGCTGTCGTACTGAAGGTCTATCGGTCCGACACCGCTGCACCCGTCTACCGCACGTCGTGCTGTAACACCGGTATCACGCTCGCCCCATTCCTCAACAGATTTGAGGACGACGCCCTTGCGCTTTGCCAATGCGTTCCGGTCGCCGCCACTATCTGCCACGTCAAGCCCGGCAACCCAGCCGCCAGCGTCGTCGAAGCCAAGGGCATGGTGCGCATCAATTGCGGCCTTCACCCACTCAGACGGTATGATGACGCCCTCGACGGACGCTGCGTAGTTCCGGTCAACCTCCTGGGCGAAGACGTGCAGCAGGCCATCGGCCTCTGCCTTGCGTCGCCGCGCATCGTACCATTCCTGCGACTTGGCTGGGTGGTCCCGCCAGTCCATGACGAAGACGTTGGTGGCGCCTCGGGCGATCTCGCCGCCGGTCCATTCAACGCCAGCCTCGCGGCGCCTGTGAAAGACGTTGCCGAGGCCGTTGACCGACGAGATGTCCACCTGCACGCGGGTGTTGTCTGCAAGCGCAGCCTCAATCTTCTCAGGCCGCTCGTAGTGGGCGCTCTCGTCCTTGAAGTAGATGAGCTTCCGACCGCCGCGACCGATGTTGTCGCCGGCCTCGCCCGTGACGCTGGCCCCGTTTTCTGGGTTCACCAGCCGCATGTAGGTCATGTGGTCGTCGGGCTTGAACCCAACTGGCCAAAACTCCCGAGGCAGGCTGCGAATGATGATCCGCATCTTCTCAAAGATGCTGTCGGGATCGCCGATCCGATCTACGAGCTGTTCCTTACGCGAGCCCCAGCCGACCGCAGCACCAGGCCAGAACAGCCACAGCCAGACCGAGAAGGCGCAGCACAGCCACGTCAAGCCGACGTCGCGGGCCTTCTCAACCAGTCCGCTCTCTTCAGCCTCAATGAGCCCCTGGAGAAACCGAACGCAATCGGCTTGCCGCGGGAACAGGATGAACGGCATCCGCGCCGGCAGGTCGGTGCCTGATACGCGCGGGTCATAGGTTGTGCACCAGTGGTTGATGAAAGCCACAGGCCGGGTGCGGTAGAACTCTCTGGCGCCTTTTAGCATCTCCGGATCGTTCCGGATCGCCCTGACCTGCTCCTGCCGCCATGCGAAGGCCTCGACGTAATTCGGAGGCCAGTTACTCGCTGTCGTCGTGCAAGGTGGCGGCATAGGCTTCCGCCGCTTCCTTCGGCGTCATGGCCGTGGTGATGTTGCGGATCGGAGCACCGTTCGGCCCTGAGTGCTCGTGCACCTGTTTGTCACGCCACTTGTCTGGACGTCGGTTCTTTAGCCAGTTGAGCGCAGCGCCAGGATCTGGAGGTACGTGCTCACGGGTATCTGCCCGGACGATCTGGCCCTGAAACTGAAACACCTTCTCGCTCTCGAAGGTGTATCCTACCGCTCGATTAAAGAATGCGCGCTCAACGCGATCATCGGCGGCTTCTTTCCCCGCGATGACTGCCTCCGAAAACTCCGGGTATTGGTGCCGCCAAGCGTAGAACGTCGACGACGAAACCCCGAACGCGTCGGCCATCTCAAGGTCGGTTGCGCCTTGCTCGCACATTGCCCGAGCGCGCTCGACGAACGATGGGTCAAACTTGCTTGGCCTTCCGCGCTTTTCGGTATCCTGTGGCGTCGGGTCATCCGACATGGCGATACTCGTCTGTGGTCACAGCGCCCTGATCACCCGTGCGAGGCTACCGTCTGCCTCTGCCAGGATCTTGAGCTGGTGGATGACGGCGCCGAGGCTGTGTCGGTTTGCGATGGGGTCGGACTGAGCCAAGCGGGCCAGATGCTGGCGATCGGTCAACGCTGTCGGCTGTGTAGCTTTGCGGGGAGCGGAGAGGTGGAGGATGCGGGCGGGCGGGTCGGGGTCGAACATCAGCCTACCTCGCGCATGATGCGTTCGGCCTCAGCCAGCGTCATCAAATCATCGTTTGCGCCGTCTTCATTCGACATGAAGGGCTCGTAGGCGACGCGGGCCTGAGCTTTTGCCGCAAGGCAGACAGACTGCCCATCCTGCCGCATATCATCCAGCAATTGCCACATGGCGTCAGCGAGGGCTTCGACTTGAGCGGTGGTCACGTCCATCACACCCGCTCCGCGCTGTCGTCCAACTCGCTCAGCCTCACCCCAGAGAGATCAAGCTCTCCGTCTTCGAGTTCATCCCAGTCGTCTGGGAGGAGGCCGATCTGGTCGAAGGGGAAGGGCTCTTCGGGGTTCACTGCGGGGCG